ACCACTCAAAACTCTTACATTCTTAAAATCAGCAGTAAATCTACTTGCTGGTTCACTTGGAAAGGGTGGTGCTCTCGTAAAAGCCTTGAAAAGTCAAGCTACTAAATTAGGTGGAACTAAATTCGTACAAGGACTTAAAGATGGTATAACTGGATTATCCAGAGGATTAGGCAATTTGGGTAGCAGACTATCAGGTATGGTAGGAACAGGTGCAAGAGCAGTTGGTGGTGCAGTAAGAGCAGCGCCAGGAGCAATTGCAAGAGGAGCAGGGGCAGTTGCAAGATCTGCTGGTGGACTTGCTAGAGGTGCTGCGGTAGCGGCAAAAGGTGCATTGAGATTTGCAGGCCCGATTGGACTTGTTGCAACTGCGGCTTTTGGTATATTCGATGGTGTTAGAGCAGGTCTAGAAGAAGCAAAGAATGAGAATGCAACCGCTGGTTCTATTGTAAAAGAGAGTGTATCTGGACTTCTATCTGGATTGACATTCGGACTTGTAGAACAAAAGACAATATCTGATGGTATTACAAAAATCAGTACTGGTATCACAGATGCTTGGAATACATCAAAAACTGCAATCTCTAATGGTGCATCTGCACTTGCTACGAAAACAACAGAAGCATTCGATACTGCAAAAACAGCATTTAATGATGGATTTACTGCTGTTAAGGATGGTATCAATAAAGTAGTAACAGATCCAGAAGGTGCATTCAACGCTGCAACTGCTAAGATAACTGAACTTACTGGTATTGCACTACCAGATTTTGCAGATGTTAAAACTGGTATTACAAATTTAGGTACGAATATCAAAGAACGAGCTGGTGCTATCAAAAACAAGTTTGAAGATTTTACTGGTATCGAAATTCCAACATTTACACTTCCAACACTACCAGATCTAAAAGACAAAGCATCTGGATTGTTTGATGAACTGAAATCTCTTGAACTTCCAAAGGTAACACTACCAACACTACCAGATTTAAAATCAAAATTTGCAAATATCTGGGATAGTCTTTCTATTCCAGAAGTATCATTCCCTGATTTTTCAGAATTAAATCCATTTGCAAACTTCTCAGAAAAACTAGAAAACTCTCCAGCATTTGATATAATGAACTTCAAAATCTTCGGTAGACAATTTGGATTGGGTGACAAACTCAAAGATGGATTGATGAGTCTATTTGGTACAGATAAAATAGAAGCACGAGCAATGGGTGGGCCTGTCGATGCTGGTGATCCTTATCTTATGGGTGAAGAAGGGCCAGAATTAGTTGTTCCTAAAAGAGATGGATTTGTCTTTCCAAATAATACATTAGCTGCGTTAAGAACTGGTGCAATTGCACAAGGTTCTATAAGAGAAGAACCAAAATCGTCACCACCTATTGTTATCAATGCTCCGACAACAAATAACAATGTAAGAAGTGGTGGTGGAGGTCGAGGTTCAATGATACCAGTGCAAGTTGGAAATAATGATAGATCGTACAACGCAATAGCATCAAATTCATTCTAACGCTTATCTGATGGTACTATAAGACGCCATCTATTTCTATCAGGGTCTTCAATATACAATTTCTTTGGGCATTGATATTGTGGATCAGTATAGGAAGATTCTTTAATCTGTTTCTGACACCTATATTCACACAGTCGATCTCTCTGTCCAAATTCTTCTACAATTGATTGTTTGAAGAGATAACATGTCAGCATAAACTCAATCATTAGTGGTCGTATACCGTTCTTTTATTAGGGTTAATGTAAACTGGTTTGCAGTATGCAGTTATTCTATGTTCTGGTGGTACAAGATACTTTGAACCATAATTACCATACTGTCTTGGTATGCGTCTTGCATAGTACTGACAAACATCTATACTTCTAAAATACATTGGACTAGGTTGTTGTTTGGCTTCTTCGCCTGCTCCCATAACAACAACTAACATAAATGCATGTATCATGCTTTACGTCTTTCTGCTTCCCATTCCGCCTGTTCTATACGAAGCTTGATGTGTTTACATCTAGTTTCTAAATCTGTCTCTGGTATATGGGGGGTTTTATATGTTTGTTCGTCCATCCAAAAAGCCATGCATAATATTGCTACCATATAAATTATAACAATAACTGTAACAATTATTCCAATTGACACGATTCATCTCGCTTCCATAATCAACCAGAGCAATCCAATTCCAAGGCCTGCAATAAGAAGAACCAAACCAACTACAGCAACAACTTCTATTACTGCTTTTTGTCTTTCTTTCTGATCGTATATTGCTTGTTGTCTCTTTTTTCTAATATCTGCTTCTGTTTTCAAAAGTTCTTGCCAAGCAGAAGGCCCTCTAGTATATGTAATGAGCTGTCTAAGTTCATCACGCATATCCTCTGCTTTCTTCTTCGCCATGAAAGCTTGCATAGCTTCCTCTTCGACAGAACCAGCGGCAAATATCTTTTTAAACAGTGGTGGTTTCTGAGCATACTCATCTGCCTTCTTGAGGTCAGACATTGCACCCATCCACCTACCAAGGTCTTTGCCCATAGATTCTACATCTCGACCGACACTAAAACCTTTTTTAATTAAATTAAAAGCGCTCGTTGCCGTAGCAAGAGCTGATATTGGATCTACCATTCGTTATTTGCACCTTTCAGGGTTATTACAAATGATAAAACAATAATATTGATCTCGTTCAACTCACATTAATATTTATACGATATGATGAACTTTGTTTAGTTAATTAAACGGTTTTAGATCAGATGGTGCAACATCTATAAATTTAACTATACTATTGATGTCGTTGACTTCAACGTCTAGTTTTTTACACGCAAGTCTCATTGAACCAGCATATTCTTTTTGTGTTGGTGCTTTGATATTACGTTCAATTGTTCTTTTAGCTTTAAGACACTCACTCAAACCATCTCTTACTGTGTATTCTTTTAGTTCTAATGGACTACCAAAGAACATCAATAATACGATTGCTCCCTCTATAACCATGACTTATCCTCCAAGACTTTCTGTAACGCTTTTAGATTTCACTTGTGGTTCTTCGTCTGTATCTAACAAACGAACAATATAGTCATTACCATCTGCATCCTTACCCACTTCTACTAGTCTCTTTTGACAAGTGTATCTGTAAGGTTCAGTTCCTTCGTGCGTTTTTTCTGCTACTCTTTTTTCTCTCAAACAATCTACCATTTTGTGGTATCCAACGTGTGATGCCACTTCACCATTAACATATAATAAAAGTGTAATACATACCATTTCTACTGTCATGTAACTATCTTTCTTTAGTGATTGGAATGGTTATTACCATTCTGAATTCCTCTTTGTTCATGCACCATATCCATTATATCATCTTTAACTTTTTCAATTTGTTCTTCAAGTTGATTGATGCGTTTTTCATAGAACTCTAATGTCAACTTTTGCTGTTGGTCAAATGGTGCCTGACCACTTTCAATTTCATCTGTTAGTTTTTCAAGTTCGCCCGCAATATGTTCAATCAACATAAACTGTTCGCTATCTGCTGGAAGAGAACCCATTTCTCCTCTTGGCCATTTTATTCTAAATTCTGTATTCATAGTAACATCGTTACTCATCATTGTTTGTTGAGTTTCTATTTGATTTAATCGTTCAACAATACCAAAGTAAGCCCATGTGGCAATAGAAGCACCAGCAATCATTGAAAGGATGTTTCTCAATGGTAACGCAACTTCCGTGTTATCGCTAATCTTAGCCATCTTCTTCTCCTAATATATTTATGTCAAGTCAAAGTTTTGACAACAACAATAATATGACAAGAAAAAGAGGACAGAAATTTGACTCCCTGTCCTCTCCTCTTCTCTTTAGTATTTAGTAGTCTTTTTAGGCGGTGTTACGATACCGTTACGGAACTTTCTGCGCCAAGGACTGTACTACTACACCTATTCGTTTGCCAACTTTTGAAAGTATGACATTGCGTCATCTTCATCAGCGTCAACTGATGTTGGTTCTGGTGCTGGTTCAGACTTCATAGTAGGTGCTGGAATTGATTCCTCTTCTTCTATAAACTGAGCGGCAGTCTTACCTGTCGCAACCGTACCTGTCAAAACTGCGTCCAAACGAGTTTTTAGTTCATCATATGATTTGAAGTTTGATGGAGCCATAAAATCTGCAAGAGAATATTGCTTGTTATAGATTACTTCCATTTCTTCATCTGATGGTTTCAATTGAGACTGTGACTCAAACTCTGATTTATCATAGTTCCAGTAACCGTCAACCTTACGAATTTTCAGTTTGAAGTTTGCACCTTCCCACAAATCAAATGGGTTGATTGCAGTTTCATCTTCAAACGCAGGCTGCATTGCCTCCATCAATTTATCAAAGATTTTCTTACCAAACCTATAGAGCATAACTTTACCCTCATTTTCTGGATTGG